CCATAATCTACTAGCTGACCCAAAATGGTTAGCTAAAACAGGACTATAAATGGAATTCTTTTTCATTCTGGCAAGCGTATGTACCATCGGTTATCTCCTAGATCAACGGAAGAAAGACCGAGAACAAATAAAAACTCAATTCGCGATTATCTCTGATATGATGCGAGAGTTGTCCGAGCTAGGTTCACCCAACGTAAAGGTAATTAATGTCCAATAACAAATACGGTATTAAGATTCAAGTAAACTCATTACTACCTATCGAGAAGGAAGTTAAAAAATTATTCTTTGATATCCTAAACGATTATGTGGAACGTTTCGATGCAAAAACCGTAATCACGGACACAAAGCTATCAATATGCCTGATAGAATACAACGAAAACTCAGCTGAACAGGGTCTAGCTTGTTACCCAGAAGATCTAGAGCAATTAAATCGTGTGCTAGTTCAAATACGAGACCCAGCTTTAAACGGATGGGAAGGGAATCCCTCAGTAATCTTATTCTATATTGGAACCATGTGTCACGAGTTCGTGCATGTGTGCCAATACCTAACAGGTCGTAAAGGTTTCCCAATCAAAGGTGCCAAATACAACAAGAAAGATCCAAGAGATTCCTACTTCTTTAATCCTGTAGAAGTAGAAGCACGAGCCTTCGAAGCAATATACACATCGTTGTATGGAATGAAACTAGTGGAGAAGTTACTATGCAGCGACCCAAGCTAAGACTCGGTTTTGATATCGAGACGAATGGATTCCTACCAGAAGTAAATAAAATCTGGTGTTTAGTCCTTGTAGATGCTGATACTGGAGGGGTATTTAGGTACTCCGATTATGATGATAGTCTTGATAGCCTAGCTGCTGGCCTAGAACACCTAAGCACAGCTGATATCGCCTTCGGGCATAACGTAATCGGTTATGACTTGCCTGTACTGAAACACATCCTAGGGTTCACACTACCAAGCACCGTAAAGGTAATTGATACATGGATCTTATCATTACTTGTTCAGTATAAGAGAGCACATAAACACGGGTTAGAAGGATGGGGATCCAAACTAGGATTTCCAAAGCTACCGTTCGATTCTTTTGATCAGTACTCTGAGGAAATGCTAACGTATTGTGTACGAGACGTAGAACTCAATGTAATCGTATACAAAGAGCTTGCTGTAGCTGCTTCTAAGATCATCAAGAAGTACCCTCTGTTCGCTAAGGGTATGGAAGTTGAGATGGAATTCGCTGCTATCGAGTCAGACATCCGAATCAAAGGGTGGAAGTTCGATATGGATGCAGCAATTAAGCTACTAGACGAAATCGAATCTAAGATGTCTGCAATTGAAGATACCTTAGAACCACTAATCGGTATGCAATGTGTAAAGGTAGATAGCAAAGATGAATTCAAATCACCAGCATGGCGTAAAGATGGTTGCTACACCGTGGCTACTGTTAAACACTTCGGATACACACAAGAAAGTGGTCGCCAAGAACGTCCAATCGAAGGCCCGTATACCCGTGTTGCTTTTGAACAAGGCAAAGTGGGCCAGCTAGAAGTAGTCAAAAGCTACTTGTATAGTATTGGTTGGGTTCCTGATGAATGGAACGTAGTTAAAGTAGGTCGTGAGTGGGTTAAGACAGGCCCAAAGATCACTGAATCATCACTAGTAACGCTCGGTGGAGCAGCACCATTGATCAGTGAATATTACACAATCAGATCTCGTCAAGGGATTCTTAAAGGATGGATAAAAGATGTACAGTCAGAAGCAGATAAACGCTTACACGGCAGGATGTGGACTATCGGGACTCCTACTTTTAGATGCCGCCACGAAGTTGTTGCGAACATACCATCAGTCGATTCAGTCTACGGAAAAGAAATGCGAAGCCTTCTTATTGCCGAAGAAGGATGCTCCATTGTAGGTGCTGACTCAGCTGGTAATCAGATGCGAGGTCTATGTCATGACCTTAAGAATGATGAATTCACTAATGAGGTAATCAATGGAGACGTACATCAACGGAATGCTGATGCTCTGGGTTGCAGTCGCAAACTCGCCAAGCCTTTTCTTTACGCTTTCTTGTTTGGGGGCGGTGCAGGTAAACTCGGTAGCATCCTCACTGGAACAACAGATGCTAAAGTGGGAGCAGCTGCGAAAGAAAAGTTTGCCAATTCGATTCCCGGAATGAAAGAACTAATCACAACACTTGAAGAAGAGTTCACCAACTCAGAAGCAGCCTTCGGTAAAGACATGGCATTCATCCGTGGCTTAGATGGTCGTGTTGTGTTTGTCAGTTCTAAACATCAGGTACTAAACTACAGGTTACAAACCACAGAGGGTATCACCTGTAAGGCAGCTATCGTATGGTTAAAAAAGAAGCTAATCGAAGAAGGAATACATCATTATTTTTCGTTACATTACCACGATGAATTCGTTGTCGTATGTAAGGATGAAGATGCCCATCGCGTCGAGGAGCTATCGGTACTGGCATTCACAGAAGCACCAAAAGAATTCGGTGTAATGTGTATGAATGGTGCATCACACTCAGGAAAGAATTATGCAGAAGTTCACTAAAAGATTACTATACTTTATATTTAGCCCTGTTATTTCATTGTTAGATGACAGGGTAGAACAACGAATAATGGAATGGGTATACAAATGATTGAAGAAGAAGAACGGTTTGACATGGCTATCATTGATGCAGATAGTATTCTGTACCAGATAGCCCATACAACCACCTCAGAAGCCCTATGTAAGAAGTATACTGATAGGAAGATCGAAGAGATCATGGAAGCTACATCAGCTAAAGCAGGAGTTGTACTGGTTAAAGGTCAGAACAACTTTAGGTTCGCAGCTGACTTGGAATACAAAGGTAATCGTAAAGATACCATTGATCCTGATGTACGAGAACGTATCAACATGCTATATGAGCATGTAGAAGATATCGCTATGCAAGGAGACAACGGTGAAGCGGATGACTATTGCGCTATCATAGCACAAACATGCCGTGATAACAATCAGACATATATCATTTGCCACATCGATAAAGACTTGAATTGTATTCCTAGCTACCATTACAATTTCAAGACAGGAACCACAGGTCTGTGGACTCCAGAAGAATCCTATCGATTCATGTTCAAACAATTCCTGACAGGGGATGCCGCTGATAACATCAAAGGTATCAAAGGTCTTGGGCCAGTAACAGCAAATAAAATAGTAGATAACGCTCAGGTAGACAGGCTTTGGGATACAGTTGTGTCCACATGGCAGGAAAAACAAGGCGCTATCTGGAAAGATAACTTTGTAAAGTGCGTAAACTGTATCTACATTAGACAATACGAAGCAGACCTACGTGTACTAACATTTGAAGAACTAAAGGAAAAACTAGCATGGAAGACTATGGCCACTGGATTGCTCTCACTGAGCGACCGTCCGGAGCTTTCGGATTCATCTACGCAGTCTTCGGGCCAACCGGAAGACAGTACATCGGAAGAAAGCAACTAACAAGTGTCACAACAAAACTACCAGCAGGTAAAACCAGACGAGTTAAGTCATACAAGGAATCAGACTGGAGAGGATATACCACCTCATGTTCTGAATTACTGGCTGACATTAGCAGCTATGGAAAAGATGCCTTCACCTTCGTTATATACGATTGGTGTATGGGAAAGGGCATACTTACTTACCGAGAGTGTCAAGAGCAGTGGGGAAACGAAGTCCTCTCGCGAGTCGAGACACCTGATGGAGAGCGTTTGTGGTATAATGGGAACATCGGAGCAGTAAAATTTCTTAAACCAAAATGAAGCAATACAAAGAACAACCTCAACAAGAAACCCCTGAGTTCGATGAACAAAAGGGAGACAACCGAAACAAGTTTAATGAGAAACAATATGTGAATGAACGAAAGAAATCCCGTCGAGAACAACTCGAAGACCTTATCGATGACCGTTACTGGAGTTAACTATGTCAAGATGGCTACATACAGCCTGTCCTAAATGCCCTAGCCATGATGCATTCTCTTTCAAAGAGGGTGATGATTATGGCTATTGCTTTTCTTGTTTTAAAACAGCACCAACAGACCCCGATGCTATCCGGGTTGACTCATTCAAAGAAGATTATTCAATGCACACACTAACCGAGATCCAAAACTATGATACACGCGGCTTTAAAGAACGAGCTATCACTAAAACTGTTGCAGCCCATTATGGGGTTAAAGTTTCTTATGCAGAAGATGGCACTGTCAGCTCTCATTTTTATCCATACACACGAGATGGCGCGGTGGTGGCATACAAGGAACGGACTCTACCTAAAAAGTTTACAATACACGGAGACTTCAAGGGTGTACAACTCTTCGGGCAAAACGTATCAAGTGGTGGTAAGCGGATTATCATTACAGAAGGGGAACTTGACGCATTGGCAGTCAGTCAAGCCCAATACGATAAATATCAAAGATTCTATCCGGTAGTAGCCTTACCATCAGCATCTGCAACGGCGATGTTGTTAGAGCAACGTGAATGGTTACGTTCATTCGATGAAGTTATCTTGATGCTTGACATGGATGAACCCGGTCAGAAAGCAGCACAGACAGCGGCACGAATCATCGGCTATGACAAAGTTAAACTAGCAAAGCTACCTGAGAAAGATCCATGCGATGTATTAGTTAAGCATAGCTCACAAGCCTTAATGAGTTGTATCTTTGATGCTAAAGAGTTCTCACCTGCAGGAGTAGTTAAGGGTGAAGCAATCTGGGATCAGTTCAAGCTACGCCAAGATGTAGTCTCAGTACCGTATCCAGAATGTTTATCCAGTCTCAATGACAAGCTACTAGGTATGCGTATGGGTGAGATCGCCCTATTCGCTTCGGGTACAGGCTCTGGTAAGAGTACTGTCATTAAGGAAATCGTATTGGAAGTCTTAGATAAGACACCTGATATGGTGGGTATGATCTCACTGGAAGAATCAGTAGGCGAAACAGCTCAGAAGTTTATCGGTATGCAACTGCGTAAAAGCAATACAAGCAACGATAGCACTGAGGAAGAACAGTATGCAGCATTCCAAGCAGTGTTCGGTGATGAGCGATTAATCGTACTTGACCACCAAGGTTCTGTTAGTGATGACTCACTGGTAGATAAAATCGAGCACCTATGCTTGATGGGTTGCAAGTATATCATCCTAGATCACATCACTATTGCGGTATCTGAAGGTGCTAAAGGTAAGACAGGTAACGAAGCAGTTGATTCATTCATGTCTGACTTACTGAAGATCACAAAGAAACATAACATCTGGTTAGGTGTTATCTCACATCTACGTAAAGGGGAGAAACCATTTGAAGAAGGACATCTACCAACTATCGATGACATCAAAGGCAGTGGCTCTATTAAGCAGATTTCCTTTGACATCATCGCATTTGCCCGTAACATGGTCGCGGAACTCGAACAAGTTAGGAATACCATTAAGCTGCGAGTTCTTAAATCACGATTCACCGGGCGTACTGGTGATTGCGGAGCCACCAAGTACAATACAGAGACAGGCCGTCTCGAACAATTAAACATTGCTGACTTTGAATAAGGAAAACTATTATGTGTTGTGAACCCGCAGGAGCAGAAGGTACTCCAAATGATGTATGCAAAGATTGTGGTTGCGATGTTGTTGATGGAATCTCGACAGAGATTTGTGGATACTCATCTGAAGAATGCGAGCACTGCTACCGAGCACCTTGTGATGGCAGTTGCTAAATAATTAAGGACAAAATGAATCCAGCACAATATCTAACAGAACGCGTAGCTAAAGTAATAGTAGACTCTGATAAGATATTCAATGAGGGTGCGAGATTACTTGCTCACTACCCTACATGGGAATATGAGATTGATAACATCGTCAATGAGTCATGGGATACTTTACTTAGGTACTGCATCCGAAATAAAAGCACTACATACAGTGCATCAGTTAAACTTACTTTCGCGAGTAACCTAATTGGTGCTCGTATTGCACGCTCCATTGGTATCGATGATACGAATATCAAATCAACACTTAGCCTAGGTGATCTCCTAATGGAATCATTCTTGCAGGATGGTCTGATTGAGATTTTTCGAGAGTACAATGGACACAAGGCACCCTACATGGTGAAGATGAAGGGTGATGTTGACAGTGTTAAGCCTACCTTAATTGGTACAGTGTTTGAACCACCAGAGCCTATCATTGGTTTAATCTCACCTATTACCAAGGAACCATTCATCAAAGGATGGACTAACAAGAAACTATTTCATCAATACTTAGATGCTAGGTTCATCAAGTCACTGGAGACTCTACGTCAACAGCCCTGGGAGATAAATCTACCTGTACTAGAAGCTATGAAAGCTAATCCACCAACAACTAAACTTGAGTTAGTAACTGTTGATGGTGAGATCATCCAGCTAGATGTGACTGCACAGCATAGCATTAAGGACTTACCTAAAGGAGTTCTGAACATTGATCGTACAGTGTTCCTAGGTAAGGCAGACCCTAAACTACAGAAGCTACTGTCTAAGTACTATGAGTATCATCAGATCATTCGTAAGGCAGATGCAGTACTAGAGCATGGTCAACCATTCTATCAGGAAGTCTCATGTGACTACCGTGGACGAGTGTACTACGCAGAATCATTCCTTGAGTTCCAAGGCAGTGACAATGCACGTAGTCTATTCTTGTTTCACAATAAGAAAGAGATGACTGAGGTAGGCTATCGTTGGTTGTGTATCCATACTGCTTCTTGTTACAACGAGTCATATACCCTTGATGAACTCAAAGATATGAAATGGTTGAAGACAGACTACGTTGAGTACCTGAAAGAAGAAGGTCTAGATAGTATCTCTCTTGATAAGATGACTCTAGATGACCGTGCTGAATGGGTCGAACAGAATCTGAGCAATATTTGGTTTGTTGCTGAAGCTAATCAGCCGGATCCTAAAGCTGAGAAGGTATCTTCGTTTCTAGCTTGCTGTATTGAGATCATGGAATACCAGAAGCACCTACTACAAGGTACACCTTGTATGAGTGGCTTTCCAATCCCTATCGATGGCAGTAACAATGGCTGGCAACACCTAGCAGCTATCAGTAAAGACAAACAAGCGGGTGGTCTGGTATCACTTACACCATCAACCATCCAGAAAGACTTCTATGTAGCGGTAGCTAAAGAGTTAATCACAATCATGCCTGACTGGTTTGCAGAACGAAATATCCCCATGAAGCATATCCGAAAGGGTATCGCTAAACGGGGATCAATGACGCGAGCATACTCAGCTGGCAAACAACGTATCGCTAAGAACATGTATGATGACTGTCACATGGAAGGCTTCACAAGTAAATATAGTATAGATGAGGCACAATGTGATGTGCTTGCAGGAAATCTAATCAAGGCTATCAATACTGTTTGTGCTGGCCCCTTAAAGACAACAAAATACTTACAGAAGATTGCTGAACACGAACTCAATAGTGGTAGGCTCAATCTAGAATGGCATACACCAAGCGGTTTTCCAGTAATATACAAGGCTTATCTACAACATGAACGTAAACAAAGAGGTACCATCAAAGGTATCGAAGGTAACAAAGATGGGAGGGTTACTCACGTCGTTAAGGTGGACTTCGTTAACAAAGAGGGTGATAAAGTACCTTGTAGACGGTCGTTCGCCTCTGGCATCAGTCCCAATGTTGTTCATAGCTATGATGCTGCTCACATGGCAAACACTATTGTATCTTTCAATGGCTCTTTTGCTGCAGTTCATGACAGCTTTAGTTGCCATGCTGATGATGTTACGTTCTTACAAGAAGTAACTAAGATGACCTTCATCGCACAATACGATGTACCCAACTCATTCGAGTTAATCGAAGAAGCTTTAATGCTAAACAAAGATTCATTTCAGATGGATCAACCACAACTCGGGGATCTCGATGTCAATGACGTCAAGGACTCTGAATATTTCTTTTGCTAATTAATCGGAACAATAAATGAATTCATACCAACAACTAATCGCCAAATCACGTTATGCCCGTTACCTCCCTGAAGAATCTCGTCGTGAGAATTGGGATGAAACTGCCCATCGTTGGGTTACTTTCTTTAAGAAAGAGCTAGCTGATAAGATCGATACAACGGACTCAATCTGGGGTATCCTCGAAGACAGTATCGGAAATCTAAAAGCACTACCATCAATGCGGGGAATTATGACCGCTGGTGAGGCGCTAGACCGTACCCACGTAGCTGCATACAACTGCAGTTACTTACCTGTTGACCATCCTCGTGCATTCGATGAGTCAATGTACATCCTACTATGCGGTACTGGAGTAGGCTTCAGCTGCGAAACACAGTACACACAGAAGTTACCTGTTGTGCCTCAGTTACACCCATCAGAGCATGTCCTCGTTGTCGACGACAGCAAAGAAGGCTGGTGTACCTCATTCCAAGAGCTAATCAGCTGCTTGTACAAAGGTATTATCCCTACATGGGATGTATCATTAGTCCGTCCTGCAGGAACACCACTGAAAACCTTTGGTGGACGTGCAAGTGGCCCTGATCCGCTAGTGTCTTTGTTTAATTACACTGTTGATAAGTTTACTAAAGCTTCAGGTCGTAAATTAAAGAACATCGAAGTGCATGACATCATGTGCAAGATCGGTGAGGTAGTTGTTGTTGGTGGTGTTCGCCGTTCAGCTATGATCTCTCTTGGTGACTTGTCAGATGCTGATCATGCTACCGCTAAAACAGGTGCATGGTGGGAAAAGTCTGGAGAGCGTGCATTAGCTAATAACTCAGCAGTGTACAACTCTAAGCCAGCTATTGGTGAGTTCATGAAGGAATGGTTAGACATTTACAACTCTCATTCAGGTGAGCGTGGTATCTTTAACCGTGAAGCATCACAGAAGCAAGCAGCTAAGTGGGGTCGTCGTAGTGCTGAAGTAGACTATGGAACTAACCCATGTGCAGAGATCATTCTCAAGCCATACCAGTTCTGTAACCTATCTACCATTGTGGTGAACTCAAAAGATACCTTCGAGGACTTACTCCACAAGGTACGCTTGGCAGCTATCATGGGTACTATGCAATCAACACTAACAAAGTTCCCTTACCTACGTAGCATCTGGCAAGAGAATACTGAGTCAGAGCGCCTACTAGGTGTGTCCATGACTGGTATCTTTGATAACCCTATTCTCCGTGGTGAAACTAAGTTATCTCTTGAGCATGTACTCACTAAGCTACGAGATACTGCTCGTGAAACCAATGAAGAGTGGGCTGAAATCCTTGGCATCAATGCATCAGCTGCTATCACGGCAATCAAGCCAGAAGGAACTGTTAGCCAACTAACACAAACTTCATCTGGTATTCACCCCGGGCATGCACCGTTTTATATTCGTCGTATTCGTCAGGATAAGAAAGATCCACTCACTCAGTTCTTGATTGAGCAAGGTGTACCACACGAAGACTGCGTAATGAAACCTAATGACACTACCGTGTTCTCATTTCCACAGAAGTCACCCGGCTTTACCCGTAAGGACTTAACTGCATTACAGCATTTAAATATCTGGTTGGCATATCAACGTCATTATTGTGAACACAAGCCCTCAGTAACTATCTCAGTGAAGGATCACGAGTGGATGGAAGTTGGTGCTTGGTTGTATGAGAACTTCGATGAAGCTACTGGTATCAGTTTCTTACCTGATGACGGTGGAACATATCGTCAGGCTCCATATGAAGACTGTACAGAAGAAACATATAAGCAGATGGCTATGGAAGTCCCTGTTATTGGCTGGTCTCAGTTCACTGAGTACACAGACACAGTTGAAGGTGCTCAGATGCTAGCTTGCAGTGCAGGAGTGTGCTCACTATGAACGAACAATTAGAACTCCCTTTAGAAACCGTAGAAGAATATCTCGATAAGATGAATAAGCATCAACGAGTGTATCTCTTTGAGGAGGCTAATAAAGTACGATTAATTATGGATGAATATGAACAAGAGGCATACGACGAATAGCCGGAGCCTATTAGAGATCATGTAGATAGCTTAGTGATAGAGCAGAGTCCCTTATAAGGCTTTGACCTAGGTTTGATTCCTAGTCTACATACCAACAAACAAAGGAGTAATATGAGTAAAGGCAGTACCCCCCGTCCAGTAGATCCCCAGAAATACAAGGATAACTACGAGCGTATATTTGGTAAAAAGAAAGAGGAGAAATAATATGAGTACACCCCAAGAGTTAGCACAATTAGCATACCTTGAAGCGCATAACAATTACAAACAAGCTGTTGGTACGATTGACGAGTTCACAGCCTACGATGTATTGATGCAGTCACGAATTAATGTTATTAACTCAGTAGAGTTATTTGTAGCCGAGGCTAAAACAGAAAATGAAGCAGCTCAAGCAGCACGAGACCTAACTTCAGGTATACTGTAAAGGAATACAATGAGTGATACACTAGTACAACCATTAATGCAACTATTCGCAGATAACTTTGTTGTCTACTATAAATCGCATGGGTTCCACTTCAATGTAGAAGGCCCAACATTTAGCCAAGATCATGGGTTACTAAATGAAATCTATGATTTCCTTTGGGCATCCCACGATGATCTTGGAGAACAAATTCGTCAATTAGATAAACCAGCACCTAGGAGCCTCAAAGAGATTTTAGATCTCAGTGATATCAAAGAGTCAGTTAAGGCTCGACTAGACAATAAAGATATGCTGGTTGCCTTATCTGCTGACTTCGATGACCTACGTGAAGATGCTCAGTTGCTATACGATGCGGCTGGCTCTTGTGGATGCGGCGGTTTAGAAACACTAGTAGGAGACTACCTTAAAGCATTATCCAAGCTACATTGGAAAGTAAAAGCAACAATAGGAAAGAGTTTTAAATGAAAAGTTTTAATACACAAGCCCTTCGAGGTAATCAACAGTATGACGATCACCAATTCAAACAAGACATGATTGATACCCACGGTATGGTCATTCCAGACCACTTACTTTACAAGCCTGAAATGAATGACTACGTTCTAAACGAGATTTATAAGCAGTCATGCCGGGAACTTCAAGATCAAACCAATCCAAATACAAGTGCAAACTACACAGCTAAAGAAGCTATGGAACATGCATCTGAGCTACGTTCAACAGCTAAAAAGAATATTAATAATCTTCAAGGCTAAACAAATTAAAACCCCCATAGGAGTAATCCTATAGGGGTTTTTTTTTAGAACATGAAGTAAATTCCACCGTTCTTAGCTTTAGCTGCAATAGCGCTTTCTTGTTTTTGTTTATTTAATTTACCCTGCACAGCCCAGGTAGTTGGGAGGAATGTACCTCCTGCTTTACCCTTACCATACAAAGTAACATTCATAAATGCTTTCACTAATGAGACAACTTTAGCTGAAGGTAACGCTTGGTTATCACTACGACCCTCTTTGTTAATAATAAACCCTGAAGCATCTGACTCGATATACTTAATAAACTCTTGTTGTTCAGGACTCAAGCTCCATCCCTTGCTTTGGTTCTCTTTTAAGTAACCGTACTGACGATCAATAGCAACAGTCACACCGTAGTATGGGCCATTCTTACCGATAACAACTTCAGATTGCTTATTCAGGTCATCACGACCCTCCTGCATCTTAATGTTAAAGTCCTTAATGAGGTTACTACGAACATCCCATGCCATAATTTTAGGTAAGGCAATGTTGTTAGCTGCATACATAGTCTGCAATAGACTATCGGAAGCCACAACAAAGTTATCAAATACGGGTTGCTGGAATAACATCTCACTAGGTTTCTTACCACCATTAACAATCTTCATTGTCTCTGCAACAAGGACTGACTCACGGTACTGACCCAATACAGGGCCAACTTGGTTCATAGCAGCAGAACCGGGGCCGGGAACTAGTAGCTTATGCTCTCCAGTTTCCTCATCCATAACAGTCTTAGGCCGTGCTGGTGCCATAGGGTCTAGAGTACGTTTAGTACCTGGAACACTACGGGTATCACCGGAAGCACTACGCAATGTGGTATAAGTACCATCTTCTTTAGGCATATAGCTTCCGATACTCATAGGCTCATGCCAATAACCTTCGGGTGATGGTACCTTATTAAGCATACCAAGAGTAGCAACAATATCTTTGGGTAATTGCTGTTGCCACGAATCCATAGTATCAGATAGTGATGCACCGTAGATAGCATTAAGATCATTAATCATACCTTTAGAATCATTACTATCATAGTAAGGGGCAAGCGCATCCCGGAATTGTGGGTTCTTGGCTAAGAACTTACGAGCAGTATCATGGTGGAAAGACTTAGGCTTACCGTAGTCAGTCTGTAGTAGAACACCTTTACCAAACTCATCTGCAAACTTAGTACTCTTATTAGCTTCCAGTAGTCCTGCCCAAGCCTCACGAACAGCGAACCGATCAGTACTGATAGCCTTCTGAACACCTTGCTTGTAAGCTACTTCTAAGAAGAACTGACGAGGGTTTCCTGAAGGAATTGTGTTAGCTAAACCACCAACCAACGTTGGGTTGTAAAGAATACCAACACGCTTAAGCACTTCAACATCACCATCATCATTAGCAAGGAAGGTACGACCAGCTGAACTCATATCAATCTCAGTAGTAACCCGTGGAGTAAATGCCAAACCATTCTTCTTAGCATTCAAATAGTTATTAGCATCCATATAAGCCTGCAAGCGATATCCCCAATCCTTTTTACCAGAAGACGCGATGAAGTTATTCAACACACCCAACTGTTGTGGGGTTAGGTTAAGTTTTAACTTAGTCATGTCAAGGTTAATAGCTGCAACAGCGGATGTACTCTGTGGTACAATGCTTGAAAGCACTTGTCCAATGATAGCTGCTTGAGAAAGGAACTCAGGGGTGACTAGTGAGGCTAAACCGGGAGCAGTCAATGTGTGAGTCTCAACACCAACTGTTTTACCTACATCAAGTACGTGTCCCATAGTAACATACCAAGCAAACTCACGTTGTGTCGGTGTTAAACTCATATCACCATTGCGAACCTTAGAACCAATAGAATCAAAATGATTTTGAGCTACTGATAAGGGCAATCCGGTTAGGTGGTAATTAGTACCACCGAAATTTACAGGTGAGCTAATGCTATTAATAACAGCACGAGTCATCAGATCCCGTTGTGCATTAATATCTTCTGAGTCGTTATACATACGGTGAACAGCGTAATCTTCCCAATACTTTGAGTAACGGGGTACTGATTCAGAAACGTTCTGACCATAGTAGTTATTTAACTTGATAAGGCCATTAGCTTTAGTCTTAGTAGAGTTCTCATCATCAGCAGCAGTGAAACCAAGTAACGCCTTAGTACTGGATAACCCTTGAATCGGTTCTCCTGCGCGAGCACGAGGATGGTTTGGATTAACCTTTTGAGGTGGTTGGCCGGGAATTGGTGCTGGTGCAGGATAAATTTCATTGATAGCTTGACTAGAGAATAGAGCAGCAAAGAATGATTTGATAGGGCTAGTTAAAACACCTACGCTGCCAGCAATACGCTTGGCTTCTTTCATTGTTGCGACACGAGTGTAACCTGTCTTTTCTTTATCTCCTGTACGAGTAGTACGACTAGCACCAACGTATTCACCAGTATCTGTAACCGGAACTGATTGACTACGTCCACGAGTTAAGTCACCTACTTCACGGGACATGTTCCGAGCAGCCATGTAGAACTTCATACCCATCTCGGGGCTAAGTCTAAACACTTCATTACCAGACGTCTTGTCAGAAACCAAATAGCCCTTATCAACTAATGCTTGTGTGACGCTAGCTCCAAGAGTACGCGCACTGATATTAGTTTGTTTAGGTTGTAATGGATTACCTTGTTGGTCTACGTTACCCATCTGATGGAGTTTCATAGCGGAATTACCTAGAAGACCATACATAGTCTCCGCTGGTAGACCGCCATTCTCTGCCTTCAAAGCAACAGACTGAACTTCAACACCTTGAATATCATTACCCCAAGCATGGAGTTCTTGGGTATCCTGATCGTTGATCTCTCCCGCAACTGTTTCAGAAGCACCAGCTAGCACCGGGGCGATCATAGCAAATGATGTAGCACTCAAGCTACCTGCCTTGACAGCACTAATACCAAGACCTTGCTTGATATTCTGCATAGCAGACATCTTATGTGGTGCTAAAGAGTTCTCAGAAGTAGCGCCAATTTCGGTATTGATATTAGCAAGACCATCACTGATAGCTCGTGCTGCAGTGTTAACTGTTCCACGTTGTGTCGGATGAATTGACTTAGGATATGCAGCTTCGAGAGAAGCCTCATCGTTCCAGTCAACATTAAGACCATTAGCTTTACGGGATTGCTCAAGCTTATTACGCTCAGTCAACCCGCGTACTTGCTCTTCGTTCATAGGCATACCACGCTGATTAAGCATAGCCATCTGAGGGCTGCCTTGATTAGTCATCTGTGGTTGCTGAGACTGATCTTGCCAGCTACTTTCATCGGACATCATCGGCTCCTGACCCATACCAGCACTCTGTTGTGCTTGAGTATTCTCAGGGATATCTGCCATAGCATTTGAACGAGCGTAATCAATAGCCTCTTGAGGCCGCTGATACTGTTCTGGCTCTGCTAGCTCTGATGGTGGAACTGATTGCTCAAGAGCAGAGGGTGGAACCTCCAACCCTTGCTTTCTAAGCTCCTCACCCATGTTAACACCGGACGCTGGAATCTCCGGTACTGTGTATTGGCCTGAACGACCGACACCTGAATATTTTCCCATTTAATAATCTCCTAGTTCTTGCTGGACATATTTAGCAAAAGCAGGACTAGTACCAAACACTGGTATAGTTCTTACTGCCGCTTTCGTTTTACTTCCAGGCTGGGCTGATAACGCATCATTAATTTTGTTAATGTACGCTAGGGCTGGTGCCTGATCTGATACTTGTGAGTATGCTTTCTGCAGCACACTCTGATTTTGTTTACTTGGAGGTAGTACTGATGATACAGTATCCCAGATACGTTGGCCTGAGCCTAGTATTCCAGTTTGACCAATGAAACGCTGAAACCTTTTCTCTTCTTTTAACCACTCAGGGGGTGTCTGACCATACTTAATCATATCCTTGCAAGCAAGAGCAAAATAAGTTAGAGCCATACCCATAGCTATAGTAGCTGCTGCATTGACCTGATCTTGTGATCCGTTCTTTTGAATATCCTTTATCAACCGTGGTAACACATTAGCAGTAAATGCTGAAGTATATCCTTGGAACTGAGTAAACAGTTGTAGATATGGATCACTATAAAACTTAGGACGGTTCATCTTTGACGGTTGAATAACAGCTTCAATAACGAAATTGTGAGTACCCTGTTGAATCTCATGCATGACACGAGCTTCATGAGCTTCTGATTGCATATCTACACTGAGTAAGTATTCAATATTAACACCAACACGAACCAAATGCTCTCGGGCATCCTTAGCTGCTTGAGAAGGATTCTGAGGGTCATCCTGCTGAACTGTCTTAACCCAATTAGTAATAGCATCTGCACCGATAGACATCTTAGCAAACCGAGTAATATTAGTTATACTAGTTAAGCCTGTTAGTTTAAAGAATCCTTCAGTCCACTTTGAAAAGTAACCAGTGACGATATCATTTCGTCGACCAATATCACCTTTACCTTGGAAACCACCAGCAAACAGAGCCTCATGATAATCCTGATTAACTTTAGTTTCCTTACCACCAAGAGCAGTAAACACACCAGCAGCTTCAGCAACAAAGCCTTTGAGTAATGCTTGAGTAGCTTTAATTGACTGAGGTAAGTTAAGGTTACGGTATATCTGAGCGAACTCTACAGTAGAACTAATAGCGGCTAATGGTAGTGAGCTAACTGTTGAAAGAAAGTTAATACAACTGAGAGCACCTTTAGCATAAACATTAGTTATCTCATGGTAAGTGCCTCTCCGCATAGCAACCCAATCCTTCAGCTCATGAGCTACGAATGATGCACGTTCAGAAGATAACTCTCCATTGCTAACTGCAGCCTGAATCAGAGTAGCTAACTTACTACCGTCATTACCAATCAAATGCTTGTTAACGTACTTAGCAGCACCTTGAGCAGCTAGGCTATAAGCGTTCTCTAGCACATCTTGGTTAAGAAACTTACCAAATACACCCGCATGTTTCGGATCATTAAGGATAGCCTCAATATTATCTTTCACAATAGCTGAATTAGGTCGAGTAGCTGCATCAAACAAATCATCAAACGGGTCTGTCAAGTAGTTTACGCTTGTATCATTTATTAACCTAGCAACTGTTTCTTGTGCTTCCGCTTGGGTAATACCTAAATGCTTAACAAGTAACGAAGCAAACTCCGAAGGGTTACGATCTATCGCTGACTTATTCACAGGTTTCATCTCAAGGAATTGCTCAGGAGTAAGCTTGCTTCCTGTTCTACTGTTGTAGGCATTGATTAATGAATCAATCTTATCAGCGTATTTAGTAATAGCCTCCTTATGTTCGGCATGTTTACCAAGCAGGGTATCTAAGCCGCTACCATGAGATAACACAGCTGAGTCCACAGTTGCAGCATTCTCTGCGTGTTTAGCTCCCAATAAGCTTAGTAATGCTTGTTTAACTTCAGAGCTAGAGAGGATAGAAGAAATATTACTAATAGGTAATCCCTTAAACGCCCTCTTAACCTCATCTACAGAGCCAAAAGTGTTCTGTAATTCCTGCGCAATATGTGATTGTTGCTCTTCAATTGAGCCACCGTTGAATGCCCGGTTAGCACCGAGTAACGTCCATAGAGCAGCAGAATAGCCACCAGCATGGGAATCAGAACCTGCAAGGTTACTAGACCATTTACCAAACAAACCACCAAGACCCTTGTCTTTAAAAAATGAAGAAATCTTCCCGATAGCGCCCGAAGCTTGTCTCTTAAAGCCTTCAGCCCTAGATAACTCCTCTAACGTAGGTTCTCCACCCGGCGTCTGGTCAGACTCAGCATCTTCAATCATGCCACGAGCGGTTTCAACCTTGCCAAATGTATTCATCATATTCTGACGAAATTCTGTATCGCTGGATTGTGGGGTTGCATTAGGGTTAGCCGTGACAGCATTACGCATTACCCTACCTGCTCCACCAAAGGTTCCACCAAGAACTGCACCACCAACACCTGCGTTGATAATACGGTTCTTAAGTTTAATCATCTCATATGGATCATCAGGAAGTGCTATGCCTTTTTTCTCACCAAAGTATTGGGTAGCTTCCTGAATCATTTCTTCAGGAGCTTCATTAACAACACCTGAAACTACCGCCTTACCTACTTTGCGAGCAGATAATTGACTAGCTAGAGCAGAAGCTTCAGCAACATCTTTGAGTCCTTCTTGAATCTTATTAACAATGGTTCTCTCAGCAGCTTCTTGTGTGTAGCCCTTCTTAACCATCTGCTCGATTACTTCTTTTTGAGTAGCCTTAGATAGGATACTACCAGTTACTTTACTGATACCAATTGCTTCAACTAGTGACTGTAGGATACCAGATCCAACAGCCCAAGATACATCCTTCTTTTCTCCTTGGCCTTCCCATGTTTGACCTGCATAAATAATAGCTGGAATGGCGAGTGAAGTACCCATAGTCATGGGTGCAGCTAAGGTAGCCGCTACTGATAGCATCATTTGTGGTGCAGAGGAAGCAGCAGTACCTAGCATGTAGTCAGCTACTTCACTTAAGGAATTTAGATTCCAACTACCATCAGGAGATATAGCTTCACCACTACGTAATGAAGGTAGGTTAGCTAAGTTACTCTTGTAAGTATCTGACTTAGACTTCCCTGCATTTTGTAGGTATTCGGAGCCTGTAGCTGTTCCAAGGATGTCAAGAGCATTCCATGCACCTTGAACCATACCCTGATAACCGGATGACAATCCCGTTTTAAAGTTGCTACGAGCCTCACCTTTGTAAGTCTCGTCAGGGGAGATATATGCAGCACCAGCGTACCTGTCACTATCACCACGAGCATCAAGAGAAGCGCCATACTGTGCTGCAGTATTTGCATATGGCTTTGCTTCCATAGGTACGCGATTACGATCGTAATTTAATGCGTCACGCATCGCAGTCGCAATATTTGTTGGAGCGTGATTTGAAATATCACGATCACGATATAAGTCAGCTACAGCTATTCCAGTCTGTTGCTGTTGTGTCGGCATGAGGCTATCAGCTAAACGATTCTGTAATAGGTAGTCACTTAATGACTCACCCTTCTCGTTCACCAGATCACCAAGCTCCCGTTGGTACTTGTCCTTCTCTCCCGAGAATTTAGGAATAGTAAACCCGTTATCTTGGATAGCCCTACGGACTATTTGCTGTTGTGTATCAGCACCGTACTCTGCAGGACGGAAAGACTCGACAGTGTTCCCTGCCTTTTGAGTCTCATATGTGTTTACGCCTTTTAAACGTAAAGTCCTACCATCAGAAAGCCCAAAGGTATCTCCGTCCTTAGAGTAGATGCCTCCGGGTAGTAAGAAACCAGAGGTATCTGCAGGATCAAAACCTTCAGCGGTCAATGTTTGATCAAAAATATTATCCATAATACCCCTTAGTTTAGTTTATTTTAAATTACCCATTACATATCGGTAGAAGCCTGTTTCAGCATCGCCTTCGTTAGAGTATTTCTGTTGTAAAGCTTTATTACTATTGTATGTTTCGTACATAGCTTTTAACTTAACATTCTTCTTCTGTTCAAGATCAGAACCATTCACTGGCTTATCAGTCTTAATGACAGCACCTTTAAGTGCATTCTCCAGATCGACAATCTTTCCGGGATTCATTGGTTTACCAGTACCTAAATCAAATGCCGTAGATGGCACACCAGATTTACCTACTAGCATAGCCTTAGCTAAGAACGGTTCAAATGAAACGACCTTACCACCTGATGCCTTATGTGAGAGAGTCATATCCTCCAAAGCAACTTGAGCAACACCTTTCATGGAGTTCCTTAAGCTAGCGTCTGTAGGGTCAAAGTCTCGCGCCTTCATAAATGCCGCTGTTTGTTGTTCTATCTTAGATAGTGTAGGCAAACCTTGCAATTTAGGATTTGATTGTCCTTTGATAAGCTCACCGCCGTACTCCTGATCAAAGTGATCTTTAGCAGTCTCACGGATATCCTTGTTGAGATCAGCCATACGCTGTACTTTAGCTTCTGGACTATGAACTGTTTTGTCATACTCAGAAACCTTAATACCATTAAGAGTTTCACCATTAAACACATGACCATTGTAAGTCCACTCAGTACCGTCTTTGTTCTTACCGGAGACAACATTCTCCTTAGTCAAAACAATTTCTTTACCTTTTAGTGGGCCTTCTTCAGTAACCACCATGCGCTTGGTATCACCCGTAGGTTTACGTTGCGTAGTACGTGGCCCAAGTAATGTTGAATCCTTACCACCACTATCCAGAAATTTAGTAATGCCCTCCGCGCTATAACCTTGGCCCATTAGGTTGTTGATCATAACTTTACGTTCACTTGCATCTTGCGCTTTTGTAGCACGGGCTTCCAGAGCTTGTTCTTTATCACGAGCATCTACTTGTTGGAGGGTATCCTTAGCAGCATAGCGGAGTGACCCACCAACAGAGCCACCAGTAAGCATACCGCCAGCACCAATAACTGCGAACCTAGTTAAGTCCTTAGCATTGAACAATCCTGTTTTTCCAAACAAGTTGGATAAGAAGCTCTGCATGAAGGTCTTTTGTTCTTCAGGTGGAAGATCCTTAGCCTGTTCTTTTGCTGCTTCAATAGCGGGTGCAGATTGTTGAGCAAAGCTTGAAAGAATAGAGTCTCTTTCTTGAGGACTAACTGTAACGGTAGACTCAGGGCTAGCAGGTGGAACCTCCTCATCACTTACGGGATTAGAAGGTAACTTAGGAATACCCACGTTAGGGTCTAGTCTGGTATTGTCATCCCAACCCATCACAGGAACCTTCTTAAGGTCATCTGAGAACTTAATTAAACGACCTTCAGCATCGAACTGAGGTGGTGGTGTTGGTGCTCCCGAAGCTTGTTTTTGTTGAGTAACAGTTTCCATTCTTGGTTTAGGTACTGGCTGATCAATTTGGCTGTAGGTTCCTGTTGGATTACCCATAGCATCCATGTCAGGAACACTAAGACTGGTAGCTGCTTGATCCATAGTTGGAACAGACTTACCAGCATTCTGAGCCATCTTCTTAGCGTTAGAAGCTTGGAAGTCAGCAACAGTCATGTTTTTAAGATCAGGGTTTGCAGCCATAACACGACCCGGTAATATTTGAGCTAAGGGGGTGCTTGGGTCAGTAGACATCACTTTAGTAAAGTCAGGCACACCTAGTCGATGAGCGCCATACATGTTAGCATTGCTGGTAGGAATCTTAGCTTTAGACAAGGAAGCAGCAGCCTCATTGTTATAGTCATTTAAAGCAGCAGTTTGATTTGAAGCGTTATAGAACTCTGGAGATCCGAATTCAACATTAGCATACGAAGATGATGGGTTGTTTTGACGTAAACCATTCCAAGTATCTTTAACAAACTGAGCACGACCTGAAGCCGATGAGAGTTTATTCTTTGCGTAATCATCACCACTAGACTCAGCACCAAAGGTTCTCTTGTTGTAGTCATCCCACTGTCCTGTTTGAGCAACAAACGAGGGATCGCCTAAACCTGAGTATGAGTTGGGTGTATCATCATTCCAACCACTTAAACCGGAGTATGAGTTGGGTGTATCATCATCCCAACCACCTACATCAGTACTACCTAAGGCGTAACCCGGCTGCGGGGGTGCGTTAGTTCTATTCACTGTACGGACATCCTTAAGTGTGGGTACTGAGGTAGTACCGTTTGCAAATGCCGTGTATGGTGTGTCCTGTCGTGCATGTGAACCTAGTTCAGCAGAGCCTACAGAAGATACACCATTAGCGTATCCCTCACCACGACCTTCAGCGACAAGGCGTTGAATGATTTCTTTGTTATCAGGGTTCTGTGCAGCAGACTTAGGAATAACCGCTTCACCGGGAGTTAGCATAGCAGGAATAGTATCCGACTTAGCGACAGGGTGAGCTAGCTCTTTTTGATGTGTCTTAGCACCTAAAGGAGAACCACTCATTTTAACTTCGTGTAACTGCTCTTTGTGATTGAGACCTTGCCCCGCCTTAGCTCGGGCTTCCTCTAGCTTAATTTCGTGAAGTTCCTCCTTACGGGACTCATCACGATCCATCTTAATATCCTCACGGCGTTGTTGCCCTTGATGCTTAAGATTTTCTCTGTGTTGTTTCAAGGACAATGGCCCCATATTAATTTCTCCTTACCAAAGTTTAAACGTTTTTCCTAGGCTGTAACCAGCTAAGGCCCAACCTACAGGGCCACCCATTAATTCAGCAGCTGCAGTCCCCATACCACCAAGACCCCCTAATGCACTTAGTGCTTCAGGGGCTGCAGCAGTAGCAGCACTACCAACAGCTTCAGCTATCGGAGCAGCTGCTGCAAGACCTGCTTCAGCTGTAGGGAGCGCGGCAGCACTTAAAGCCTCAGCACCTAAAGCCTCAGCACCCAATGGTGCAGACAATGTTTGTGGTAAAGCTGCGATCTCCTCTGTTTGAATTGCTGAAGCGACAGATGTACTATTGGGTACCGCAGCACCATTAAAAGTAGTACCTACTGATGTGCCAGCGTTCTCAATAGGTACCGGCCCCATTGGGCCAGCTCCTTGAGCTACTTGACCTAGTGGCCCACGACCAGCGGCATCTCTGCCAAAAGTAGGTAGTTTATTTTCAACATACTTTTCTGCTTTGCCCATAGCTCTGTTTTTAGCCATACCACCAATTTGCTCGGTAAGGCCGGGTTCCCCTTTCATTAAACCAGCTTGATGTACTGGAGGGGCTTGTTCTTGTTGCATCGGGGGTAGCGTATTACCTACTGCTCGTTGTTGTGGCTGTTCATTAGTCCATGCCCAAGGGTCTTGATTATTCATTATTTACCTCCCCCACCACCGCCACCACCATCACCAGCGGCAGCACCGCTAGTACCATCACCATCAGTGCCATCGTTACCGCTCCCAACAGTCCCGCCAATGCCATCCGCATCAGCAGAAGCATCAGAAGTACTAGATGCTGATCCGTCACCAAACCCACCACCCATAGCAGCGGTAGTCCCGCCACCATCCGCAGCTTGGCCAGCACCAATAGTACCTAGTCCAATACCTTCTGTACTTAATGCCTCTGCCGCTGCTGCAGGACTCATAGTTGACATGTCTACTACAGGTGCGAGTGACAAAGGTGAAGATTGCACACCCTGAGTACTTTGAGAGCCAAATGCGTCACCGCTACCAGCCCCTGATCCAAACGAACTCGAATAAGATGAACCCGTAAGAGGTGCTGCAAAGGTATTCGTAGCTTGCTGTGCTTGAAGTAATTCAGGGCTAAAGCCTAATGGTGAATATGATATGTTATTGCGACTAGGTAATCCTGTATTAACATTTGGGTTCATACCATGCCATGTACCACCTTGGGTAGAGAAGTCGCTACTGCCCCCTTTACCACCAGTAGCTGGTTGTTGCCCCTGTGTTTGTGTCAGCTGATCTGCAGCCCCACCGATCGCTTGACTTGCTGTTCCTGCCATTATATGTCTCCTTTATAATTCATAATTACTTACCACCACCACCGCTTTGAACAGTAGAAGCTTGGTTACGACCCGGTTGTCCGTAGATCGTGGAAGCATAACGTTGTAGACCCTGCCAAGGAGCGTCTAGTTGTTGTTGACTAATGGTTCGTTCTTGAGCGCCTAAATTAGCTAAAGCACTGGTAGAGCTTGAAGCTAAATTAGCTCCAGCATTAACAGATTGACCTAGCGCACCTTCAGCAGTCATCTTATTTTGGAAATTTTGTTGTGCAGCATCGCGATCAATACCAGCGAACTGCGCAGCAGTAGCAGCGTTCTGAGCGCCTTGAGCTACAGCTTGGCGACCTGAACCTAGGGTACCACTCGCGCCATATTGGTTTCCTAATGCTGCGGTTTTAGCACCAGCTTCAAGGATAGCTTTGTCTTTAAGAGCACCTGTGTCGTAGCCCCCTGACTGAGTGGCTGATGTTAAACGGCCTTGTTGTGCAGATAATGCGTCTAGCCCACTACCAGTAGTGCCAGCGATAGCATTAGCACCAGCGCCAAAAGCCATATCTTGTGCTTGTGAAGTACCAGCAACACGGCTTAAATCACCGCCACCGTAGATATTCTGAGTGCTACCTAACGTATTTTGAACATAAGGAACAGCCCAATCGGGTAATGTTGGTGTGTTAACAGTGCTAGAACTAGGGGAGCCGCCACCACCGCCGTAACGTTTAGTTACTTTTAATGTCTTATATTTCATTTTAATCCTTTACAAATCTTTTCTCATTACTGTGTATACCTCATGGAAACCCGGTACATACCTAGGAAGTACCTTAGCCCACCCAGGTCTACCCCATTGTTCAATTGCTTTACAACCCTCAGCTTTTGCAAAGGCTTCTACTATAGGAAACATCTTGGATTGCTCCTCAAAGTCTGTTCCTGTGAATAGGATAATATGTAGGGTCTTATGTTGTGAGTAATACATAAACTCAGTTAAGCCAGCAGCTGTGATCTTGTCGTCTTCCAAAATAACCCAGCACTGCGCATGTTTATTAAGGATCTTTTTCATATAGTCGGACATAGAGGATTCCCCTTGCCCCTTATCGTATGCCTGTTTAAACAGAGCACTGATAGTTGCCCAATGAGCAAGTGCATCATCGGGACTTATCATAATCATATTCATAAAGATCCTTTTTAAGTTATCCTATTAGAGTTCGGAAAGCAGGAACAATCACTGTTCCAGCAGTTGTTCCCGGTAGGTTGGTGGTATTAAGCGTAATTGTAGCATCAGCCCAAAAGAAGAATCGTGCTTGTAACCCCTTGGGGAAATACTTTGTTAATGTAATAATCATCTGTGTAGCTGAATTATTTAGAAGCTCCTGAGACCTACCAGAGTTTTTAACTATTGTCCACCCGGAGCCTGCATAGTTAGTTTCCCCATAGTAATACAATGTCTTATTGGAAGCCGACGCTGTGGCGTTTACTGTAATTGTAACGGTGTACGATTTACTTTCTAAAAACGTGTAGATACCTGTAGCTGAATCATATGTTATACCCGCAGCACCAGCGACAGTAGTAGCTGGTTTATATACAGTGGGTGTTGTCGGTAACGCAATACCAGATGCAGTATCTACTGTTTCGATATTGCTATGGTATACACCCCTCTCAACGTGAACATAGATTTTACCAACAGTGGAACTAATCGCAGTAGCATAACCAACACGAATACTGTAGTTAGGCTGCAATGGTTCTACATTAGTAACACCACCTGCAGTAGTACCAGATAGATATAACGGTTGTCCTGCAGTGTAAGCACTTGTATCTACATTATTAATACTACCACCAACCCAAACAAGACCTCGTGTTCCATCAGGAATAGCAGCACCAGCTAACCCAATAGTAGCATCAGAGGTAGCAATGACGTCTGCTCTTGCAAGAGTTACTGCTGGAGTTATTCCTGATGCACCGCTGATGTATACTACTGCTCCAGCAGGAATAGTAGCACCTGTACCGTTGTAACAACGAGTCACAAGAACACGACCCATCTGAATAGGTAAGTTAGTTACTGTATCATAGTAGTTCAATGAGTCCTGATTCGTGTCATACCACACCCTACCTTCTAGGAAGGATGGCACTGCGATAGGGGTAAAGTCAATGTAATCCACACCAGTAGGGCGAACAGTATTTCCTTGTAGCTTCTGAATAGCCGTAAGAACAGTGTCAGTAGCCGTAATAGTTCCAGCGCCAGCAACATAGCCAGTAAGAACCTTGCTAATAACAGCTGAGTTAGTTACTGTAGCTGCGTTACCTAATGATGTTACCTCGCCTGTTAAGTTGGCATTGGTTGTTACGTGTCCTGCAGTAAGGTTAGCAGCGGTACCTGTAATATTAGTTCCAACGAGAGCTGATGGGGTTCCCAAAGCAGGAGTTACTAGGGTAGGACTTGTTGCGAATACAGCAGCTCCCGAGCCAGTCTCATCGGTGAGTGCTGTTTTTAATTGTAAAGAAGTAAATGAACCTAATGCAGTATCATTACCAACAGACGTAATTGCACCAGTCATATCTGCATTAGTTAGTACAGTCCCAGCGGTCAGACCATCAGCTATACCTGTGCAGAATGTTAAATCGCCCGCAAGTGGTGTTCCTAGGTTATTAGAAATATCTGTTAAGACTGAAACATTAATATCGTCGGCAGTCACAGTACCCATAAGTACAGGTGAATCGAGGTCAATAGCAGCACCAGGGTCAATAATCCACTTATCTGTTGGTGCCGTAGTGCCAATATTGAATCGAACACTACGGTAGCCTACGTTAATTAGGTATAATTCTTTATTTGTACTAAAACCAGAGGGGTACGATGACCACAGATAATCGGTAGCAACAGTAGATTCACTTGAGGTAACTTTGTTAGACACCCCCCAATAATATTTATTAGTAGGGTTATTACTCATACCTTCACCAGATAGCGTATCCGCATACTTAATCCAGAGGTACTGGTTAGAATACGTAATAACATCACCGGAACCGGGAGGTACTGCTCTTTTAACATTAGTGCTACCGGATTCACTATCAGTATACACCTGGTACATCCAAGCATTTAGCGCTGGATCATCAGTCTGTGGGGGTGCTTGCATAGTTATCTCCTATCTGCAGGTCGTAAATCAAATGACAAAGTAGGTAAGCGCCAATGGCCAATACCTGTGATACGGAAATTGAGCAGCCTACCATTAGTGCGAGGTTCTACTTTGTAGCCTTGTGCTTGATGGTTATATGGTAAAAATGTAAATAGATCTTTTGAACCTTGATCAGTCAAAGATAAATCAGAGTCTTCAATATAGTTGTTCTGACCTGTCACTCTTATATCGATATTAGCATCAACAGGTGCTATATCAATCATTGGGTATATTGCTGAGATAAGAGAGCTACCTGTCACATCACCTGTATTTAGTTTCTTTTTCTCGACATAAGCCTTAACTGGAACAAAGAAAGGAGCAGTACCATAATTAGCGGTTAATGGCCATGAGTAAGGGCCGGGGCCATAATCAGGAATATTAACTAAAGACGCCATAGAATAGCTGTTGTCAGTAATAAGATTAGTAATTGTACCGGAATCTACAGGTGCTCTACAGAGCATGTAAACCATTGTACGTGTATAATCAAAAGATCCAGCAGAGAAGTCAGGATAGGTTGCTGTGTTATCTGGGCCAGTAAACAAATGATTAGTTGGAAACAATTGTCTCTTAGTCCATGTATTATTTTTATATTGATAAATTAAAGCTTCAGTGCATTTACCTTGCAGATCTATACCGCTAAATCCCGTAGTATTCCCATAGGAATCTTGTTTCTTTGGATAAGCAATCCAGATTTCTTTATTATAGCTGTCTTTAACAACATGCACGTTTTTTGAGAAGGTAGTATCTAAATTGTCAAAAAAGTATTTCTTTATTCTCCAATCAGCTAATGACTGGATATTACCAGAGCCATTGTGAGTATAAATATCCCCATTACCCACTACTAAGTGGTTACCATCATACTCACAAACACAGCCAGTAGTTAATATACCGTAAGTCTTTGAGTAAGGGGATACCCTAGTAGAAGCTCCAATAGTTAATATATTTATTTCCTCTTGGGAATATACAAACATATTACCACGTAATTCTAGCATATCTAATATCGGGCTAGTTGAACTTAATTCAAACTCGTCAGCGGTATCAGTTGTCAATCCCGGTTGCCATATAGTTGGGATACTTCCAGTGGCGGCTTGTACAGATATCCTAATAGTTCCGGGTGCATATGTGTAATCATAACTAGGGCCGTTATCAACCTTAATAGTTAAATTAGCAGCAACTAACGCATAATTGAGTGGCCGCATAACTTTGCATGATACAAAAGTACCTGACACATAATTCCAACCGGGTAGTGGGGTGATATTAGCTTCGGATACCGCATCGCCATACAAACTATAATGCGGTGTATTTTGGCCATCATTAATAATGACAGCATATCCACCATTAAAAGTACAACTCTGGATTACATTGCCGCTATCCGATGCAAAACCAGCAGGCACTAAAGGGGAGATATCAGTGATATTGCCTTGAGCATCCTCACTGGTAACGCGAACACCCGTAAGTGGTCGGTCGTATGACACATAAACATTCTTACCACCATCAGGTGTTCTCCAGTGGAGACCGTGTTGGCTATCATCATTCAGAGTGTAGCTACGTTCACCAGTTATTGTCTGTACAGCTTCATCATCGAAGCGTACATTCATCACATCTGTGAATACATTCATAGGTAACAACATAGGAGAGACATCGGTATTTAGACCGCCTCTTCCGAGTTCTTTAATTTGTTCTGCCATTTTTTCTCCTGTTGTTTTCTATAAGGTACCGACTAGGTGCGTGTCATTACATATGATCTAATGAGTTCCAATAAGCCAATGCCAGCAGCTGCGAGTAACGACCATAGCAAGCTCGATACAGTCTTCTCTATGATACTGTTTCGAAATGCAATTGTTTGTGCTTCTTTCCTGATAGCAAGTTTAACCCATTGATGCTCATCTTCTGATAGTTGTGCAGTTGCTGCTAAAACTAATCGTAGGTCTTCTACTAGTTGTGCTCGTTCTGTATTGTTCATTACTTAACTCCTTTGTTTAAGGTCTCAGCAATGACGTTATACTGCTCAACCAGTGATAAATATTCTAATCTTATTTTGTCGGCTCTGGCAGCTTCCCCTGCAAGAAATTCTGCATCCGAGGTAAAAAGGCTGGCCCCACTGCAGGAGTGTCCAGTGTCGGTACTCGGGGTGTACTCGGGGGGACGGTCGGTTGGGTGCTGCATCCTGATGATAGACTTAGCGCTATCGAGATCAATAGCAAGCTTAATGATTTGTTCATTGGATTCCTTCCTTATGTTGTCTACCGAAGTTTGCATTGATACTTCTTTAGAGTGGTTAATCTCAGCAGCTTGTGCTGAAGCTAACTTAAATTCGATTTGTGCTTTGTTGTAACCGATACCTTCAATATGCCTTTCAGCGAAGAATAGTCCGGCTACTAATGCGAGTAAGCAGCCTATTCGCAGCAGCCAAGGGCTTAGTAAGTTAATCATCAGTTGGCTCCTTAAATAAATCTCGTTCAGCCATACGCCTGTTAGTGAGTCCACCAACCACTACGCCGTTATCTTTATTCCATCTAAGGAATTGATTAGCGGCTTCGTCTTCTAAACCTTTGTTTAGTAGCTTTAGTAGAGTACTTCTAATGAATGCCCCACATCCGATGTTGTAAACAAGATCGACGCAAGCATCAAATTGGTTTTGGTTTATATCCCAGATAACGTTATCGTTGACACAATCAACAGCTTCTTGAATATTATTAACAAGATCTGCATCTGCTTGGTCTTGGGTAATCTTAACATTAACCATGACATTGTGGGTGTTACCCCAACCATTTGTCAATACACCACCACCATCACGGTAAGGTGTTAGTCTACAACCTTCAAAACGCTTTGTTAGTTCATAACCGCGTGAGCTGTAGCTACGCATCCGGTGTTGGCTCAGTGTCCTTTTTAAGGAACAAAGCACCTGCATGAGCCGCAACAACTACACCTAATGCAGTTGCAAATTGAACAAGGTCAACAGGTAGTCCGTTGTAGCTGTTAACGACAACGCCACCCACTACACCTACTGTGGAAGCTACCCAGCTAACTCGACCCAAGTCTAAGGTAGTATTGTCTTTACCTGTAATTAACTCAAGTAATTTTTTCATAATTATTTTTCCCTTTTGAAATAGTTCGTTAGCAATAAAGCCAATGAGGATCAATATTAAAGCAATAGAAATCCTCATAATACTTAGACGAAAGTTAATTCTTTCCAGCCACTAGAAATGGTTTTAACAAATACAGCATCTAGTGTAATGTCAAAAATCATAGTGCCTGCGTTACATACATAACCTATTCTCTCAGTGGTTTCCATTGGGTGTAACCTGCTACCTACGCTATACCAAACTGAGCCATCAAAGGTCTCAAGGAGGTCATGCTGAGTGCTTTGTCGAGTGTACCCTTGTACAGCAGCAACATCCCGTTGAGCCTCATTACCCGAAGGTAACGAAGCAGAACCTGTACTACTAGTAACTGGAACAAAGAAAACCTTGGTGGTTGTTCCGTCAACAAATGAGGTACCGTTATAGCCCTCATATTGCCCACCATCGGAGACGTTTAGGCTAAAGCCCGGTGTTTGTTGGTATCCCATATCATCTCCTTAAATTAAACTACCACCATTAAAATTCATCTGGACATTACCACCAGATGCTCTACGCCATTTCTCTTCTTTATTTAGAGAATTAAGAGTATCATTGAATCGCATAGAATACCTTTGCTCCATCTTATCATCAAATAGATAGCCAGCGATATTAGCAAGAGAACCCCAAAGTAGTAGCCTTTCGTTCTCGTCACGTAACCAATTAGGCACTTCTCTACCAGTAAATTCTTTTAGGTAGGGAACACCACCAGCGGTAACAGCATAATTAACCGCTTCAGCCTCTGTTGCAAAGCACAGTTCATCAACACCAGTGCCAGAGAACCATAACGGGGTTACATTCTCGTAGTCAATATCAACTAAGTTTATCTCAAGATATGGCTGGTTAGCATCTGCTACACCAATAACATAATTCAATGGGTTAACTTCGTACATTGCATTGAGAGCGCATAATCGGCAGTAGTAGTTAATATCTACTTGAGCACCTGCTTCTAGCTGAGGGTGAATATAAATCCTGTTGTTCATCCACATCCAGTTATAAAGAGAATACTTCTCGCCACGCATATCGAAGAAGGTTCTCTTGTCTGTTACTTCATTAAACACAATTGTAGAAGTACCGGGATACATCGAGTAAGGAGTACCTAAATTTGGATTCGGTAATGCCCTTAACATATTAAACTGTGTAAGATCCTCTGGGATTAGAAAGGAAGTGTACGCTTGAATACTAGGGAAACTTACACCACCTAGCTCTGTGCTATCATTTTTGTTGTCTACATCCGTGACGGTGTATACTGTTGACTTTTCTAATGGTGGTATCCGTAGTACACGGTAGCACTCATCAGCAGCGTATGTTAAGCAGTCTTCGATAACTGCGTCAGGTAAAGCGTTTGTGTCAGGCTTATTAGCCCAACCTCTGACCTTTTTAACTAGGCCATTAAATTTAGCATTGTTCGCCATATTAGTTCCTCACTTTAATTTGGATATCAAACTTCTTCTTACGACCTAAGGCAGTTGTCATAAGCGTAGAGAATGTGTATGTGCGACCAATAGTACCACCAGTAACCCAGATCTTGATAATACCTGTAGTAGGGTAAACTAAGAAACTAAATTCAATAGCAGGTGATACGGTTGTAACAGCAGTGGCTAGGGTGTCACCCATACCAGCTAACCACCGTGTGTAATTAACATCGTAATCCTGCACGTCAGCAGGTTGTTTTTCAAAAATATCCATAGTTCCCCTTAATTATTTAAAAAGGTACCTGTATTTGGAACCCATTACCGTTAGCATATTTCTCCGTTGGCACGAATGCTCGGAACCTAGAATCACTCCAAGGAGTACCCGGAGTTTGAGCTACAATACCCGTGGTTAAACTGTCTATTTTTAGACAACCAGTGCTTTGGAGTCTGTAGATTAAACTCAAAGCATTAGAAGATAAGATACTCACTTGTGTATTTAAACCACCAAACAAAATCTTAGAATTTGAACCGACTGATGATAAGTTTATCTGTGTCGAGGTATCCGCTACAAGTACTATATCGGTCACGGGTGAATTAGAAGAAATTACTTCTAAAACAATTTGTTCAAGCAGCGCAGTACTCATAGAAATACTCTCCTTTATACTTTATTATTATTCCAATACAGCACCTACTTCAATCGCATTAACTGAGGTCTCATCCCAATTAGCTCCAATAGAATCTCTATCCATAACGTACAAACTCATACCTGGATTTGCATCTAGGGGTAAGGGAGTGTCTGGCATATTAGTTAAATCAATTACAACTTTTAAATCAAGAGGTTCAACACCCGATTTTTTAGCAGATGCTATCGCTTGCACAGCGTGTATCGCAAGAGTTCCTGTAATCGTAGGTAGAGCATCCATACCATACAGATCCATTTGACCTGGGGTGTCTCCGGAAACATAAGTACCCGTAGATGGTAACGGGTTATTAACTAACACAAAATGGTCAGTTCCAATACTAGGAACCATATCTAGGGCACTACCATCGGCATTTGGGTAGAGAGTATCTACTCGGCAGTCACCTAAGAAATCAATATTATTAGTAGTCTGGTCATCACAAATATAGAGATCAGCAATGTCTGTATTAAAACCCGTTGTGCCACCCCCAATAAACATAGCATACCCAACACCCGGATAGAGTGCATCTGTTGCTGGTAAATTAGTTTCCTCGCCTCCAGTATTCGACCCGACAAGAACACCGTTAACCCGTAGTTGACAGGCTCCAGCAGGACATGCGGGAGACACTGTATATTTAAATTCAATATAGGTGTATACACCAACAGGGATAATTGTGGTAGTACTAATTAGCTCAGGGCCAGTCGATAAGTAAGCTCTGAGGTTTCCAAAAGTATCGGTAATGAGGTATCCTAGAACATCCTCAGTAACTGTGTTTGGACTCAATAAATAAAAAATGTCCTTACTCCATTCGGATATTTTAACAGCAAAACCAGTGATAATAGTTGTTATAGGTATTGGCGAGGATACTGGTATTTTTGCGTAATACATAGCTGTTTCATCGCTAAGTAACCTTAGGCACCCATTACCTCGACGACCGTCTGAAGGCATTATCTGAAAATATGCAGGAGGATAGGGTGTTCCCCCTTGGAAAGATTGAATCCACCCCTTCTGACCTGCATTATCAGTATCATAATGACTAAAGCCATCCATAAATAGTAAACTCATTATGTATCCTTATTGTTAATTACCTGACTAAGTAGCCCACTTCTTATTACCTTATTATTGGGTTATTAGTCTGGTACGAATATTTGTAGGCCATTTCCATTAGCATACTTATCAGTAGGTACGTATGCGGTGTATGCGGCGGCGTTTTTAGGTGGAGTAACAATAGTTACAACAATTGCATTTTCTGAAGAAGTAGCATTTTGAACACCAGTTGTTCTAGTTAAAATGTGTATTACAAGTATAGGTGTAGCACTAGATAAATTAATCTCGTAGTTGCTTTGCCCAAGTAAATTACCCTCGGTTTTTATTGCCCCACCAGTACTTTCGTTAAGCTGTCGGCAATCAATAAAAGGAGCATAACCTAGTAACACACCATCTTGGATTACTTCGTCAGAAGGTGAGTAGTTGCGGTTAATAGATCCATAACCTTGCTGTAGTACCATTAGTTGAGTGAGAATGCCAGTACCCAAGGTAGGTGTCTGAACGTTAGTTCCAAACTCCAAGGGTACTGCTTGATCCACAGGTAATGCACTAGACAAACTAATTTGTATATTTGCATCACTGATTAGAACATGGATCTCTTCAACTAATCCAGTATCTGATAAGCTAATTTGAACACTATTGTTCGTTTGTAGCACATGTTCAGTACCCGTTGCAGCATCGCTACAAGTGTTAATTTCAGTGCTAGTACCACCAGTTAATGGCGTTAATATATCTATGTTACTAATACTCAGTAAGTTGCCCTGAATACTTGTATCACTAAATAGCATTTGCACTTGAACTATTACACTTGCTTCTGATACACTTGTTTGAATACAAGTCGCAGTGTCTAATGTTATAGGTACTACAAGAATACCATCACTAGATAAACTTGTCTGGCCACTGTCATCCCCAGCAAGGAAATTATCCGTTGCTATTGTGCCATTACCTGATATACCCACTTGAACACTTGCGGCTCCAGTTAACGGAGGTATCTGGGTTATAACCCCTGTTTCTGATACACCTATTTGTGCAGTGTTATCACCTAATAGTCCTGTCCCTGCTGCTGTTAAAGCTAGTAATAGGGACATTTAAATTACTCCCAGCTATAGTCGAAACTTAGCGCATGAGTGATTACACCAACAGTACCTACAACGCCTTGGTGGTAAGTAATTAACGCAATGAATTCACCGGGATTAACATAAAGTGGTGTATTAAATTTATGGTAAGAGGCGCTAGCAAAATTGGGCGCACCGGGCGCGTGTGTCGCTGTGTAATGCTGAACAATACTCGTTGGAACCCTACGGCATGCTTTAGTTGTTACGGTATCCGCAGTGACGCCTGTTAGTGATAGTGCCGTTGATCCATAGGCAATATAGAAAAACTTAGAAAAGCCACCAGTAGCGAATGCAGTGGTAACACCAGAGGTAACGCTCACACCGTCAATCCGTAAACGGCGGTTCTGTAAGAAGGTAGTACCGGGTGCTACAGGTAAAGCAGGAACCTGATATGACATGAGAATAGCATCTGTACCGAGAGCTAATGTTCCATTTTCAACATAAATACCTGCAAGAGATGCTAGTGTTGACGTTGTATTGTTGGGCACTTGCCCTACTGGTCGAGTAATAGATCCCGCTGTGATAGTTTGGGCAGCTGTTGTAGTCAAAGTTCCAGCTGAGTAGATCGATTCAGAAGTTCGTGCGCTTTGCTCACCTACAGTAGTAGCTAGTGCTAAACCACCACGACGAACGTGGTATCGTGATACAGATAAACTAGTCGCAGTCGCTGGTGCGCTTGCGCTATTGTTCTGTTTAAAAATCACCTGTGTAGCAGGTGACGCCATCGGTGATCCGTAACCCGAAGGTGTTTGTAAAATACCTGCTAGCCAAATTTCAGCAGAAATAGGATCTCTAATCCAAAATTGCACTTCTCGGTTTGACAAGTATACGATATACTGGTATTTAACTGCAGGGGTTGGTTGAAATAACACACCTGATGTATCAGTGAATAGCGATGTTGTAGATATATCAGAAGTGCTGTTATTCCTAACTACCCCTTGTAAACCTGTTGAGTTAGCTCTAATAAATACACCATCAAAAATAGCGTATGGTGCAGTAGTAGCCGCCAATCCAAATCCAAACTCAATGGTAGTGTTCACTGGTATTACAGCACTGATTGCTGCTTCAACATCTAATGAAACTGTTTCGGTACCATCTAGTGAAAAAGTTTTGTATGTTCGAAAAGAAGCAGCGGAATTACCAGTTGTAATATTCGTTGAATTAAAATTGATACCTAAAAGCGTGAATGCTGGAACATAGGTATTAATATGTAGCGCATGCTTTGTAAAATTTTGTGCTGTATATACCAAATCTTCTTCATCTAACGAAAGATCTGTGGCAACGCGAAGTCGGTAATCAGTGTCTACTTCAGGAGAAGAGAGTAGGGGAACGCCACCTACCGCTAGACCTGTATCGTTCTCACTGAAATTACGAAAGCCACCCATGTACAAGGGATTGTTAGAGGTAACTACCTTGATATTATTATCTGCATCTACCTCTACTACATTTCCAGAGGTGTTACCCTCAATTCTAAATCCTGCCATTATTCTTCTCCTTAATTAATTAATTTATTCCCAGCAGTAATCGAACTGGACAACGTGTGTGATAATACCGCCAACACCTGCAGCTGCACCCTCGTTAAAAGTGGCAAGAGCTATGTCTTCTTGGTAGTTGCAGTATATTGGATTTTTAAACTTATGGTATGTCACGTTTTGTTCATTCGTGACACCCGGCTGGTGCGTTGCTGTGTAGTGTTGTACAAATGGCAGCATCACCATTCGGTAAGCTTTACCCGGGCCATTACCTTCTGGGGAGTCTGTTCCGTTACCATAAAGACCATTTAAGTTACTACCTGTTGCATAACCCGCAAACGCAATATAAAAGAACTTAGAAAAGCCTCCAGCAGTAAATGCAGTAGTCACTGCTGAAGCGATACTTACACCATCTATACGAAGTCTCGAATAATTACCAGGGTTATATAAGTTCATATGCATTAGCACACCATCAACACCTAATGCCATCGTACCGTTTTCTTTTACAATCCCGTTTAATACATTTAAGCGGGTTGAACCGTTGTTAGCTGGCACAAGCGCGGCATTCCTAGTTAAGCTACCTGACGTAGTTAATGGCCCCATACCAGCCTGCACTTTACCCATTTGGTAGGCGTGCTCAGAGATTCTGGCTTGTTGTTCATTAAATGAGGGTAATGCACCTATCCCGCCCTTACGTAGTGTGTATCTTTTAAGTATAAAATTACAAGCTGTAACTGGAGGGGTTGTAGTGCGAAAATTATGCGCCATAACTTTATAGTCAGAAGAAGATATTAGAGGTGAGGCATAACCAGATGGTGTAACAATCCGACCTGCTAACCACGTTAAACCTAATACAGGGTCTTGTATCCAAAACGTTACTTCACGAACATTAACGTACATAGTTGTATTATATTGACGTCCGTAAGTAGTGACAAAAGGAGAGCCATCAGCTCCTTTTAAAGTTACGGAACTGATATAGGTACCTCCTTGCCGAATAACTCCGGTGAGACCTACTGCATCGAAAAGAAATCCAACATAATCAGAAGCTTCATTATTGGCTGGTCCACCAACAACAAGACCCATATACAGCCTATTGTAAGTAGCATTTGTGTGAGAAAGAGTCCAGCTCAAATCTAGCGAAATAATTTCAGAACCCATAAGCTTTACGCCTTTATACGCCTGAAACCTAGCGTAAGCACCGAGGTTAGTAGCAACCATAGTAGTATCCGTATTCCAACCCGCGCCTGTTATTAGCGCGTTTGTACTAATGTTTGTAGTACTAAACTTACTTGAATTAAAGTAAGTAATAACTTCATCATCTAAGAGGTTCTCTAGGGTCACTTTTAATTGTGACTCACTGTTTGTTTCAGGGGATAATAAGTAAGGAGTTCCAGTACCTAGTCCCGCATCGTTTTCACTAAAGTTACGTACGCTACCGACTGTTGTGTTAGAAAGAACTAGCGGGTCAGCAATAGTCACCGCACCCGCAATTTTTAAATTGTTACTAGCATCTACTTCTACTACGTTTCCAGAGGTCGATCCCTCAATTCTTAATCCTGCCATTTATTTCTCCTTAGTCAGCCCATACGTATCGAGCAGTTATTGTTCCATTTAAGCGAAGCATTGTTGCAGCTTGTGCCGTAAAACCTACACCCGCCGTAACTGCGATGGGTGTTAATTGAAGACTACCTAGCGCCAATATAGCGTGCTCGTATGCGTTGTGTGTTGCAGTACTATCAGTACCCATAATATAAATTTCAACCTTGGAAGTACCGCTAATAGATGAATCAGCTACCTCAGTAGTGACTACATTGGTGCCGGGGGCAGATCCAAAATTAAATACAACTGATCCTTGACCTGTAGCCATAATACTCCTTTAGACTGGTTGTGTTGACGTGTAAGTCAATGCTGGAAAATTCAAAGTGTTACCTGCAGTGATTGGTTGGTTAGTTGTCTCATCAGTCACCCAGATCACTTGAGAAGAACCATCAGTGAAAGCGAAGTGTAGGTCAGGTGTTCCAGTTGCTGATGCAGTAGCTGCAGCTGTTTTAACAGCAGTAGTTAATACGCGTGATGTTCCTGATGTTGATAATACGAGGTCAGCAGGAGCCATTGTAATGCCCGCATTTAGCGCATTAGCAATAACCGTAGCGTAGCTATTGCCAACAGAATATGCTGAGAGAAGGTACATCTTTGTCACTGTTGAATTAATATAATTTAAGCCACCGTCTAGAACGCCAGCTGATACCCATTTTGCCATTTTAAATACTCCTTAATTGTTTACTAATTGCTTATTAAGCGTTTTTGATGTTGCTTGTTTGTAGCAACGGATAATCAGAAATGATAATCTGCTTCAGCTTACGTAGCTGTGCAGGGTCATTCATGAATTCAGGGTGATGAATGTCTAGACCATACTTAGTCAAGATATCGATAGCAACGATGTCAGGGATGATCGCGAATGAACGGTATTGACGACCAGCTCTCGCATCGGAGTCTAGAGCACGTTGCTGTGCTGCATAATCCTTATAAGCTTCAACATTTTGTTCCAGCTTAAAATCCTTATCTTGCTCTTTAACGGTGAAGCTATAGGCTAAACCATCGATTGAATTGTATCCCATTGTGTCTCTTCCTTCTTTAGTTTGACATGGCGGCGTTGAATGCACCGTCAAAGGTCTTGCAGCCGTATTCGTAACGAATAGAACCTGTTCCTGCGTAAGCAGGGATTGCTGCTACAGTTACCCATGAGAACACAGTTCCGGTAACAACCGCGTAGCTGACCTCATTGATACGTCCACGAATAACCTTAGGTGCGCTGTAATTAGAACCCGCATCGAGTGTATCAGCTGTTGCATGTACATGCACAACGTAGTTATCAGGGATGTACGTGATAGTACCATCCACTGCTGTAATCTTTAGAAACTCCATATTTATTTCTCCAAATAAAAAAGGGAAAGGATTTCTCCCCTCCCTTTAATTAATTATAGACCTGAAAGACCGAAGATCAAGCCACAACCTTTAGGGTTACGGCACTCTAGGGAACCTTCTTCCACGATCTGACCGATGATGGAGTCACCAAGCTGGCCTAGGTCAACTTCTTGCAAAGGACGTAGGGAAGCGTAGCTGAACCACATTGGGTCGTATACGAATGCGCTAAAGTTAGCAGCGTTGTCAAGACCAGAGATGGAAGTATTAGAAATACCCATAACGTAGTTAGGAACAACCATGATGTCACCGAAGTCAGACATGTAAACTTCAACTGACTGACGGATTTTACCATCAGTGTCGATGTTACGACGAACGTTACCGTCACCAGTAGAACCAGTCACTGAACCAGCGGACTGAGCCTTGGCTGAGAACACACGACGGTTAGCAGGGCTGACCATGAGCTTAGTGGCTTTACCACCATTCTCATAGATAGCTTGCATAACTGTGTCAATGTGAGCAAGAGTCAAGGAGACTTTGTCAGCAGAGGTAACAGTTGTGAAGGTACCAGCAACACCACCACCTTGGTTTGTAGGGGCAGTGTACTCAGCAGGAGTAGTCAACACATTGAGTGCAGTAGCTGGTGTGGTGTAAGCAGTGGTGTAGTTCACCCAAGCTTGGTATCCACCGAAGGTACGAGTGCCAGAGCCATTGCTGGACTTCCAGCCATTGACCAAGTCAAACTCGACATCACGGCGAAGTTCGGTACCACGCTTCTTGAGCTGATACGCGTATTCGTCAGCAACACCAGCTTGATCGACAGCACGTTTGGTACCAGTAACGGTAACAGTTTTGCTGTTGATCTGGGTGTAGTTACCTAGACGAGTACGGAAAGGCTCGGCAGCTTGTGCAGACTGCTGAGTCACATAAGAAACACCTTCAGCGACAGCTGCAGAAGCAGGTGCTGAGAGTTCGTCGGTTTGCCATTCGTGGAGAACAGCGGTAGCTTTGGTCTTACCAATTGAGCTTAAGAAAGGGGTCTCATCACGAGAGATCATGCTAATGAAATTAGCGAGGTCTTCCTTTTCTCCGGCGTTGACAGAGTTACCAGTAGCGGCAGAGCTACGAGCGGCGGCTTTGGAGCCACCAGTTGCGAAATTATTTCCAGCCATTTTAATTTTCCTTCATAGATTGATTATAGTTTTTTGCTTACAGAAGAAATACGTTTTAGAAAATCTAATTCGTCTTGTTTAGAACCGTTACCTGTTAAAACCTTTGAGCGTGAGTTGCTTGCATTTTCCTGTTCCCGGCGCTGTGGAGTAACACCACTCTTAGTGGGTATCGACTTTGTCGGTGCAGGAGCAGTGCGTTTAGCAGCGCCTACTTCTTTAGCGGTCTTAAGTTTGCGGTAGTCATTGATGAATTTCACGACCGTTGGGTCATAAATTGATTCGAGTAATTGTGCAGGAATTCCTTCCTTGAGTGCAAACTCACGAACAGACTTAGCAACTTTATCTGAGTAATCAGGGATCAGCTTGCTGATATTTGCCCCATACGCTTTCAGTAACTCTTGTTGCCTTTCCTGTTGATCTTTTTGCAATCGCTTGCTAATAAGCTCTGTCTTTTCTTCACGACTTTTACGCGCTTTCCAGTATTGTTCTTGAATAGTTTCACGTTGTTCTTTTAACTCACGAGCAGCGTAAGTATCACCCTCATCACGGGCCTTTTCGAAATCGGCATTGATTTTGTGATACTGTGAGCTAAGTGAGGTCTCCACGGCGGTTAGTTCTTCATGAACCAACGTACCCATTTCGATTAAACTGTTTAGCTTTTCTGAACGTTCTAGTTCTAATTGCTTCTTCTGTTCTCCGAGTTCCCGACCTTTACTTGACAGATGTTTGTCAGTAGCGTAACCCTTACGGATTTCTTCTAGGGTCAAATGTTCAGTTTTACCATTGATGGTAACTGGAACTTTGTATTCCCAATCGATATCTTCCTCAGTAGGTAATTCATAATCAGAGGTAGACTTATCATCTTCTGATTTAGCATCATCTTCTGAGTCTTCATTCGACTCTTCATTATCTGTACTCTCCTCATCTTCAGAACCTTCGGGTACTTCGTTGTCAGATTCTGATTCTTGAGCTGGGACAACCTCATCCTCTTCTGGTAGAGACCCGGTATCAATCCCGAGAGCAGCAGCTGCAGGGGAGTTACGTAGGATATCATCTAGGAAGGCTTGTTCGCTCCGTTCACTATTGCCGCTGTCATCGTTAAAACTAGCACTAGAAATTTCTGATGCTGGTGTATTGGTAGAGAGTTGTGCGATATGTGGTAATGTCATTATATATTAGTCCTTGTGTCTTGTTGGTTAAGCTGTCTTATGTGCGCGTACTTCTGCCATGCGCTCGGAATTCGTCTTAAGCGCGGGAACTTTAATTTCCTCTGCCTGGATAAGCCGATCGATAACATCAATAGCCCCTTGAATGTGGACTAGTTGCGGTGCATAAGCACCAGCGCGACCTGCTCCTCCGGCTTTGCCAGAAAAGGCAATATCCCGTACGAGTTCGTCCCGTACACGGAGCAGTGTGACTTTAGCTTCTTGATTACTCATTGTTTTCCTCTTCCCCTTCTTGGGATTTTTGTTGGATATATTTCACATTGTTACCATAGGTTTCAATGCGTACTAGTTTCTCTTTAACTGAACCAAGTGCCATAGCAGTGCTATACAGGTACTCTCGTTCTTTAGTTGCATGTGGCTCTGACTTGAGCCATGTGATAAAGAGATCACTTAAGATCTCCCCATATGCGTCACCAAAGAACTGCTCTCGTTCACGATTAACGAATTGAGCGCGGCCTAGGGCTACTTGTGCATCACGAAATGGTTCTACCTTATAGGTACCGTCTTCATGATTCTGTTTTGGTTTAACCTTACTATTAAAGGCTTCACGATATTTGTCCATTGTGTCCTTCTAAAAAATCACCACGTACTTACGCAGAGGTGGTGACCATGTTATTTACATCATATCAGGTGCAGCAGCAGCAGGGCCGGGTAGCGGTGTGGGTGCTGTACTACCTTTTGGGGCAGTGGCATCATTACCTGAATAGCTGGCTACGAACTTGCTGGCTACAGCTAATAGCTGTTCTGGTGGTGTATGTGGTGGAAGCTCAACGCCTTCCTTAGCAGCAGCAATCCAGAGCTTTGCCCATTCTTGTTGCGACTTATCCAACGCTACCATCATCTGTTTAGCGTTATCCTGCATAGCATTCTTTGCTTGAATATTAGTCAAGTCAAGAGTAGCTTGCTTTTGTGCCATATTAAGCATTACTTCTGCTTCTGCTAGCTTCTGTTTCTTCTCGTTAGCAGCTACTTCACCCTGACGGGATTGTTCTGCTTGTGCTTTGAATTCATCAGAAGTATAGTCAACTAGGTAGTCAAGTGGATCAAGATCCATTGCTTCAAGTGTCTTACATGCGATACGAATAGCAGCTTGTGGGTTGATAGCACCACCAGCACCAGCGGCAGTCAGGGCAGGGATTAGCTTATTGCCAACCATGTCCATCTTCTTGATGATATTGCTGTTGCTGTTGTCACCTACATCAGAATCAATATACATAAGCATATTGTCTGGTAATGTCTGTGGATCAACTGATTTGAATACTGCATTCTTGTCGTAGTACTTAACTGACTTACCGCGCATCTTCGT